AAAGAACAAATAGAAGAATTAAAAAGAATTTCAGAGGTATTAAGTAATGAGTTCAGAATTGGTCAAGATAGAGACATCTACACAGCAAGAAGAAAAGAGAAGAGGAAAGTACCGAAGCTCTCTCGTAAAAAAAATAATTGAAGAAACTTCTATTGGTGAGCCAATAACAAAAGTAGTTAAAAAAAATGGTATTACTTGGAACACTTGGAACGCATGGTGTAAAAAAGACCCAAGTTTAGACGAGTTATTCCAAAAGGCAAAAGAACGATCAATTTATTATACAATAGATGATGTTGAAACACTTACAAGAGATAGTATTGAAAAAGCCAGAACAGGCGAATACAATATGACAACCATAAAAGCCCTTGATATTCATGTTCGCTGGAAAACTTTTTTAGCTCAAAAATTAGCGTCAAAAATATTTGGTAGTGAAAAAGAAAAACTGACCCTAACTAGCAGTCAAGGTCAGAAATTAGAAATAGAATGGTTAAAATAATTAATATTCAGAAGACATATCAAAACTAACTTTAATTTGGCTGTAACAATTTTTTTCATTATGAAATTTTAATATTTCATAAAATTCTCCTAGATCATAACAGCTTTCTACCTCACAGATAATTTTTTCAGTTACTTGTGGATTTTTATATTTTATACTTTTATTCTTTTTATTATCATAATAAGAATCTTTAGTATCTACTTTAGTTATTATTATATTTTTATATTCTAGCATTTCATATTCCCTTATGTTATGTTTGTTTATTCAATAGGTTTTACACTCGATTGAAAATCCCTTACTCTAATAGCTTTAATCCTTTCTGATTAGGGTAAGGAAACTTTTTTTACTCATTATTTACCTTTAAAATTTCTAAATAAGCATCTGGCATAAAACCCTCACTCTCTATACATTCAATGAAGTCTTTTTCATTTAATTTTAAAGCATTATTAACATGATGTAAAAAATTTTCTTCTCTTTCATTTTTGTCAGGCATAAAACTATCATTTTTTTCATCAAAATAATATTCGCACATAAATTTAATCCACTCACTTTTTGCTTTTAATAATTTGATATTCATTATTTACCTCCTTGTAAAAAATACATTAAAAATAAAATTAAACTAATAAAACCAAGCCCACTAATAGCGAACACTAATGAACCAAGTAATATTTCAATAAAATATTGGTCAAACATTATTAATTCCTTTCATTGTTATTAAATAAACTTATAAACAAATAATTAGGTAAAGTCAATAAAATAAACACTTGTAATTAAATTATTTTTATGTATAAGATAGTTATGGCTAAACAAACAAAATTTACTCATACCATGCAGATGAAGTATGAAAGTGACTTAGACGAATTTATAAAAGAACAACAAATTGCTAATTTTCAGACAAACAACACAATATTAAATCGTTCTGAGACAGTAAGGCAGTTATTGTATGATATTAAGAAAATTAAAGATCAAATGAAAAAAAGCCCTACATAATAATAGGGCTTTTCAATTAAATTATTTATTTTTATATTATAGCTTGTGTAAATTCATTAAAAGCATCTCTAACAGCTTCATCTAATTCTTTACTCTCAATTATACCTTCTTTTTTTAATGCTTTATATACATTTTGATAGGTAATATCAGGTATATCATTATAATATTTAACAACATATTTATTAATTAATAATAAAGTTTTATCATTCATTATTTACTCGCTTTCTGTGTAATGATTATGAATTGAATTAATACCTAAATTATAAGTACATTCGCTTTGAAATTCTGTTAATTTTTTAATCATTTCTTTATGTGTTTTAGAGTCCTTAATAATATCACTAACTTTATCAACTACATAAAAAAGACAAATTCTATTGTCTTGCTCTTGATAGTCCATATTTACTCGCTTTCATATCCTCAAAATGCTGAGGTGTTAATATTCTTCGAGAACCATCTAAAAGAATAAAGATAAAATACGAATAGACCTTATTATCTTTTAAAAGGTCTACTCGCTTAATAGATTTAAAACTAATCATTATTATTTAGTTTTCTTCCAAGATTAATTAATTTATGGGATAAACTTTCTGATATTCCATAAACATCTGAAATTGCTTGAACTGTTAAATAATTATTAAAATAATCTAAATAAAACTCTATTGGATTAATTGTTTTATAATAAGTATTCATAAGCTAACCCAATAAGGAATGTACAAAGCTAACAAACAAGAAAACAAGTATAATATGATCCAATGAGACTTAAACATTTAATTCTTTTTTATAATTTTCAATTTGTTTAATATAACTATTATATTCTTTTAATGAGCTATTTATAAATTGAACTGTAAGCCCTTTTTTTTCATTATTAATTATTTCTTTTATTTCTTTTAAATTTAATTTTTTCATTTTTTATGCTCCTTTTTATTATTTATTAATCATTACAACATTATTTTAAATAAGTAAAGAAATTAATTGACTTTATTTTTATATATTATATTAATAAGATATTAATTATTAATGGAGTGTATAAAATGAATGATAAACAAAAGGCTTTGATTAAACATTTAGAATTAGATCAAGAAGACGAAAAGCCAATATATCAAGAGGCTTATGATCGTTTTGAATATGGAAATGAAGAATATCTTGTTTGCACTGATGAAGAGGCAGATGAAGAGGCAAAAGATTACATAAGACAATCTGTTTGGGCTTTTAATAGTGGCTTTTTACAATGTCATACTGATATAGATTCTGAAATATTAGAGTCGGCTCAAGAGAAATGTGAAGATGCTAATGAAATGATCTATAATAGTATAAAAGATTTTAACCATTTTGTATCTGATGCAATATCTAGTGATGGTAGGGGTCATTTTATGAGTTCTTATGATGGTAGCGAGCATGAAGAGACAATAAACGATACAGAATATTATATTTATAGAACTAACTAAATTATTACATAAAAGGGGGTTATATTAATTTATAGCCTTTTTTTATTTTTATCTATTGACTTTATACCTTTACCGCTTTATACCTTTATTTATTAATAAATGGAGTGTAAACCAATGACTAGAAAAGATTATATAAAATTCGCTAAAGTAATAAGCGAATTACAAACAAACATATTACAGGATAAAAGCATTGAAAGAGGAGACGAATACCAACAGGCTTATAGATACAGTTTAGAATTACAGGATAATATTATTAATATATTCAAGGCTGATAATCCTAGTTTTAATGAATCTAAATTCAATGATGAAGTATCTAAATTAAATGGTACTTATTCAGATTATATTCCTACTGATATAAATATAAGATAATAACATTTAAAACTATATACAAAGCCCTCTATTGATAAAGGGCTTTTTTAATGCCAAAATATAATGAAATAGTACTGAATGGATACTAATATAGATAGATCATATCATATTGAAGTGTTAAGGAATGGGAGAGTATAAGGAGATTATATATTATATTCTAATATTTAGATTAATCCCTATAAGAAAAGACCTTAAATAAGCTTAATTAAAGCCATACAGACACATTAAAGCTATAAGTTGACACATAGTACAGCTATCAAGCTATAAGTCTTGACACAGGCTTAAAACAAGGTTAAATAGCTATACATGAAGATAGAACAAATAGCGAACACCCCCATTGGCAATCAAATATATATATAAGGAGCTATTCAAACTCTAAAACCATCTCCCTATGAATTTTACACTAATGCATCTTAAACCTCTCTAGTGAGCTAAATATGAAGAATAAACCTATAAAGAAACCTAGTACAAGGAAGGCTAAATCCCCTCCCAAAGACCCATTTAAAGAATTGGTTGATATGATGCAGAATAAAACAGAGTATGCTGATAGTCTAGGAAGAGGTCAGGTTAAAGGAAGTGATGTAGCAAGTATGAGGGATATACTAGACGATAAAGAATGAAGATAGTTATACCTTATAAGCCAAGACAACATCAAATAGATGTTCATAAAAAGTTTAAACGATTTAATGTTTTGGTATGCCATAGAAGATTCGGGAAGACAGTTCTATGTATTAATGAGATTTTAAAGAAGTGTTTACAGAACACCCTTCCAAGACCTCGTTATTATTATATTGCTCCTACATATCAGATGGCAAAAAGAACAGCTTGGGATTATCTTAAGGAGTACACAAGTGTATTACCAGATGTTCAATACCACGAAACAGAGCTTAGATGTGATCTACCTAATGGTGGTAGAATACAGTTATTAGGCTGTGAAAGACCAGATAGTCTTCGTGGATTATACATGGACGGAGTAATTTTAGACGAGGTTGCTCAAATGCCAACAAGATTATGGACAGAAATTGTTCGTCCTGCTTTATCAGATAGAGAAGGCTTTTTAATTGGAATTGGGACTCCGCAAGGACATAATGCTTTTTTTCAACTCTATGACCATGCTTCTCACCAAGAAGATTGGTATTCAGAGATATTTAAAGCAAGTGAAACAGGTATTATATCGGAACTAGAGCTTAATGAAGCAAAGGCTTTAATGCCTCCCGAAGTATATGATGCAGAATTTGAGTGTAGCTTTGACTCCTCTGCTATTGGTTCAATATATGCACGAGGATTAAACAAAGCTGATGATGATAATAGGGTAACAAAAGTTCCTTATGATGAATCAATTAAAGTTAATACTTTCTGGGATCTAGGAATGGCAGATAAAACAGCTATATGGTTCGTACAACAAAAAGGATCAGCTTTTCATATTATTGATTACTTGGAGAATAGTGGTGAGAGTTTAGAATTTTATGCTTCATTACTACAAGATAAAAAGTATGTTTACGACACACATTATTTACCTCATGATGCAAATGTTCGAGAACTAGGAACAGGAGTATCACGAGTAGAGACAGCACAAAGTTTAGGATTAAGAACCTCTATTGTTCCCAAGCTTAGTGTTCAAGATGGAATTAATGCTGTTAGAATGATCTTATCAAGATGTTGGTTTGACCATGAAAAAACAAAAGATGGACTAGACGCATTAAGGCAATATCGTTGGGATTCTAATGATAAAGGAGATTTAAAAACCAAACCTGTACATGACTGGACATCGCATAGTGCTGATGCTTTTCGTTATTTCGCAGTAGGAAAAAATCAATCAAGTGAATGGGGTACAAATATAGAGTATCCAAAAATAGGAATTATTTAATGGCAAAATTATCAAAATCAAAATTATTATCTTTAATCTCGCAGGAGGTAGACGGAGCTTTAGGATTTTATTCAAGTGAACTTGCAACACAACGCAAAGATGCACTAAAGTATTATCTAGGAGAACCTCTTGGAAACGAAGTTGAAGGTAGATCAAGTGTAGTAAGCCAAGATTTATTAGAGGTAGTAGAAGCAATTCTTCCAAGTCTAATGCGTATGTTTACTCAACAAGATAAAATTGTTAATTTTGAAGCAACCAAACCAGAAGATGTTGCTTACGCAGAACAAATTTCAGATTATTGTAATTATATTTTTACTAAAGATAACGAAGGATTTAATATTCTTCATTCCATGTTTAAAACAGCCCTTCTTCAAAAGAATGGTTTTTGTAAAATATATTGGAAAAAATCAATAGGACAAAAAAAAGAATCGTATAAAAATTTAACTGAATCTGAATATCAATCATTATTAATAGATGATGAAGTAGAAATTATTGGAGTTGATAGCAAAGAAGAAGATATAATGGGAGAAATTCAACTTATTTATGATGTAGAAGTCAAAAGAGTAGAAGATTATTCTCGTATCCAAATTGATCCTGTTCCTCCAGAAGAAATTTTAGTTTCTAAAAGAGCTACAACTTTAAAAGATTGTGATTTTATTGCCCAAAGGGTATCAAAAACTGTATCAGAATTAATTGATATGGGTTTCAACAAAAAAGAAGTTGAAGGATTGCCTACAGCAGAAGATCAAGTTTTTAATACCGAATCTGTTACCAGAAGAAGTTATGATGATGGTGCATCAGATATAAATTTAACATCAATAGATCCTTCTCTTCGAGTAGTACAAATTACAGAGTGCTACATGAAAGTTGATATGGATGGAGATGGCATTGCTGAGCTTAGAAAAATTACAGTAGGAGGTAGTGGATATAACAATTATACTATCCTAGAAAACGAAGAAATACCTATTATTCCTTTTGCTATGGTGTGTGCAATTCCTATGCCATTTAGATTTTTTGGTTTATCCTTTTATGATTTATTGGCTGATTTACAGTTAGTAAAAACAACTATTCTAAGAAATACATTAGACAATATGTATTTTCAAAATAACGCAAGAACAATAGTCGTAGATGGTCAAGCTAATCTTGATGATCTATTAACTTCTCGTGCAGGTGGTATTATTAGAGTTAAATCACCTAACGCTGTTACTCCATTGCAAACACCAAACTTTTTAAATGATGGTTTGGCAATGTTAGGAAAAATAGAAGAATTAAAAGAACAACGATCTGGTGTACCAAAACAATTAATGGGATTAAATCCAGACACAATTAATAAATCACATACAACAGCAACATCAGTTAATCAAATGATGAATAGTTCTACACAAAGAATAGAATTAATTGCAAGAAATTTTGCTGAAGGAGTTAAACATATATTTATTAATATCTTAACTATTGTTTGTGAATATCAAGATCAAGAAAGAATTATACGATTACGAGGTAACTTTGTACCAATGAATCCTCGTGATTGGACAACAAAATATGATGCTAGTGTACAAGTAGGACTTGGCACAGGTAATCAAGACCAACGACTGCAAGTTTTACAACAAGTATTAAGCGTACAAGAGAAACTTATGCAGTCTGGTGGGATGGGAACATTAGTAACTTCGCAGAATATCTACAATACCTTATCAAAATACTTAGAAAATGCAGGATATAAAGATGCAAGTCAGTTTTTTATAGACCCCTCTACTGTTCCCCCACAACCTCCACAACAAGAAAAACAAGATCCAGCTATTCAATTAGCAGCACAACAAATTGAAATACAAAAACAAAAAGGAATGGCTGATATTGATTTTAAAAATAGAAAATTAGAATCAGACAATGTTTTAAAAATGCAAAAATTTAATTTAGATGAGCAAAAACTAGCAACACAAATAATGAAAAATAAATCAGTAACAGATATGGAAAAAGAAAAATTAGCTTCTAAAATAATTGAACAAGGACTAAGATAATGGCTTTTGATCCTTTTATGCAAAGCAAAACAGCTCAAGATATAATTAATAATCATATGAACGCAGAAGAAAAACCTGCAGAAATGTATCGTAATCCTATGTTTGATATACGAACAGAACAAGAAAACGCAGGTACATTAGATCCTTCAGCTTTATATCCAAATCCTCAAATGGATTTTACTCCAGAAGAAGTTGTTGATCCATGTCAAGAAGGATTTATGTTAGTTGATGGTATATGCCAACCCATAGAAACCTTTGGTCAATCTATGTATGATGAAAACAAAGATGATAATTCAGACGATACTCCTAGAGAATATTATTCTATTGATGATATGAAAGAAATGGATGATTATGAATTTTTAGATTATCTTACTGGTGCAGGTGCTTACATGACAGGAAAAAATGGTCAATTTACTTTAAATGATCCTTTGAATGTTGGATTGTTCGGCTCTGGGTTAAAACTTTTAGGATTAGATAGTTCTGATATTAGAAATAAATTTATGAGAAAAAAATTAGATGAACTTGGTTATAATTTTACAAACAATAAACAAGGAGAGCCAGTTTATAATTTAATGCAACCAATGAATATTATTGATAATGCACAAGCGGCAAATCAAGGTGGTAATAGATTGGCAACAAATCAATTAAGTATATTTACACCAGATGAAATTAATTATCAAATTGATGCTAAAAATGAAAGAGATAGATCAACCGATCAGCAAAACTATGCAAGAGAAATGACAGAGAAACAAGTTATAGATGATGCACAACAATCTGGTGGTAGTGTAAATCAATTTGAAGCACAAAATATTAATGCAGGTGGAACTAATAATACATATAATTCATCTACTGGAAATAAGAAAAAATCAAAATATTCTGGGAATCCATTTATATAATGGAATTAGATAAAGAACAACAAAGAGGACATAGAGCCAAAGCAATCTTAGAAGATGAAATATTTGCAGAGGCAATACAAAAAGTTTCAAGCGAGTTAGACCTAGAATGGATTAATTCGCCTGTAAGAGACACAGAAGGAAGAGAGAAAATTTACATGATGAAAAAAATGTTAAATGTCCTTCTTGTCGAAATAAAATCTGTAATGGAAACAGGCAAACTAGCATCTAAACAGATTAACAAATAAGGAGTTATAATGGCAGACACCCCCAATGAGGAATCTGCTGTTTCACAACCAACCTATAAAACGGATGAAACAGCACAGGCTTTCGCTACCCTTTTAAACACGGAAACTGCGAGGAACGAAGAACCTGTAACAGAAGTATCAGAAAGTAAGGAAGATGATCTTGTAGAAGACAACATGGAACTTACGGCAGACGATATAGATGTCAACGACATAGTAGATAACGAAGAAGCTATTTCTAATAATGAAAAGATACTTTATGAAGTTACTGTAAATGGTAACAAGCATGAAGTTACTCTTGATGAATTAACGAAAGGTTACTCTAGAGAATCAGACTATACCAAAAAAACAATGGATTTAAGTAATCAACGCAAAGATGTAGAATCAATGCAAGGTAACTTAAAGTCAGAGTTGGAAGCAGTTAAAAATTCTCGGAATCAATATGCACAACATTTGGATGAAATTTCTAAACAATTAAGCAGAGAAGAAACTATTGATTGGGATACTCTTTACCAAGATGATCCTGCTGAATATGTTCGCAAAAAAGCAGAATCAGATATGCGTAAAGATAAGTTGCAAAAAGCACAATTTGAGCAACAACAAATTCAAGAAGAAAGAAGATCAGAACAAGATAAAATCTACGGAGATTATATTGCTAATGAAAGAAAACTTCTAGAAGAAAAATTACCAATCTATAAGAACAAGGAAAAGGGAGCAGAGTTTATTAAAAAAATAACAAACTATGCTAAAGAAAATGGTTATACGGAACAGGAACTTGCGATGATGGTCGATCACAGAGCAGTTTTAATGCTGTCAGAAGCGTACAAGTATGACCAATTAAAGAAAACAAAACTTTCTGGAAAGAAAGTAAGTAATCCTCCTAGAATTGTTCGATTTAATGCTGCTAATGTTTCAGAAGATTCTGAAAATAAACAAAATATTGACAAGAGAATGACACGACTCAAACAATCAGGTCATGTCCGAGATGCACAGAGTGTGCTGAAGGAGATGTACTTTAACGAATAGGAGACTAGTATGGCTTTACCAGCTAATACCACAACTACCTATACT